AGAAGGTTCCCATATTCACACATGGAGAAATCCTTGGCGTTGCTTTTTCTTCTGGGTGAAAAGCTGATATCCCACCGCCGGCGCATTCGTGCCGGGCACGAAGAACTGCAGGAACATCGGCGGTGAGAGTGAGACGCTCATGATAGCGGATACGTCACGAACCAATCAGAAGACAGACCCTTCGAGCCGGAGGAGGTATAGCCAACTGCGCTGAAATTCCCAGTGGCTATCGAGTACTTCTCAAAAGTCACCGCCCCTGAAGTGGTCACCAGCATGGCAGAGAACTGCTCTGAATTACCGTTGTCCTGAGTACAACATAGAATGAACCGGTTCACTACAGGAAAAAGCAATGAAGGAAGTCCTGTCATAGTCATGCTAGCGCTGTTGGATGTGCCAGAAGGATTGGTCGTATTGAAGAACAGGCTCACCATGTTATTGTAAACACGGTACTGAACGGTCGCCGTCACCGTGGTGCCGAAACCGGTGAAAGTACCCGTAAACGATCCGGTCAGGACAGATAAATTGGTGAGGATGAAATTGCCACCCTGACTCACAATGACCGCTATTTTACCCGCATTAAGTTGTCCAGTGACCAGGGCCGACCCATCCGAATTGGTGATATTGACCGCACCCAGACCATTGATGTTGATAGTGGACGCGCCAGTATTACTATTGGCCGGAATCCAGTAGATCACCAATCCATTGATGTAGGAATTGAAGTTTGATACAAAATTCAAAACGTAGTTGTTGGCCGATCCGGTATCCGTACCTCCGTAGAATACAGTGAGCAGCGTGCCAGGATCGCCTACTCCAGCTATCTGATCGAACGTGGGACCTATCTGCGTTCCAAATACCGGTGACCCGGAAGTTCCAGCATTGGTCGAGAACACGACCTTGATCTTGGTACCGGACTGCTGCCAGATGTTGACGTTGTTAAGACGACCGGCGGAATTCAATTGAATGGGGTTGCTGTTGGTCACCGTACCTGTGCTATCGGTCCAGGTGTTCACCGGAGTGGAGGTTCCCGCCTGGGAAGTCCAGATGAGACACCCGGATAGCGGTATTCCTGCATCCGTGAACACCTGCATGAAGGAAGACAGCGGACACAGGAACACGTTGGTTGCCATCAGTATTCAAACTCGGTAGCGAAACCGTGCTTGTGGAGATCTGGCAAGGACTTCTCCAGGCCTTCACCGATGTCATCCCGGTACATAAGATTCGGGACGTGTATTTCCTTGATAGTCTTGTAAGCTCTTTCGCACGCCTTGCGCACGGTTTTTCCCATTCCCGTCACGACCGCCAGATAGTCTCCGGTAGTCGTCCAGATGTCGCGCTCTACGATCTTGCCCCCGTCCATATCGGGCATCTTTTGAATAGAAATGCTCTGAGGATGGATGTACTTCTTGTTTTCAGATGTCACTCCATACACCGGGATGTCGGATAACTCACGCTTGGTCAGCTTGCTATTCGGGTAATCCGGCTGGGCGAGAACGATTCCACAGGCTACCGCCGGAGAAACGGTCAGAGTGTCCTCTCCCAAACAAGCATCCAACATCCATTGGACTGGGTCACCTTTGTGTTCAGCCCACATAATGTTCGCGGCAGGCCATCCCAGGCGCGTCGTAAACTCTAGCGGCCACGCCTTTCCATTCTCATCGATTATGCAGTTCACATCGATATCGCCAAGGTGCTCCATCTCCACGAGAGCTTTCTCAAGCGGCTTCAAAACCTGATCGCCGAGTTTGTCGGATTGACAGTACTTCATGACTGTCCCGGCCTCGCCGCAGTTCGGACCGCAGTCCCCGGACAGGAGCTTCTTGTGCTCAAAGTTAACATTGTACTGACCGATAAAGCCCTCCGACCCCATCCATCGCGAAACGCCTAGTTCGATTCCCTCGATGAACTCCTGGAGCATCACCGGACCATTCGAGGCCATGCCCAGTTTATCCCAGCGTTGGAGCCTTGCGATCATGTCAGCGGCTGACTTACCCACGTACGAGAGGCTTTTGTCATCCTCCGACCCCAGTGTTTTGAACACGTAGCGCTGACCGGTCTTGCGGACATGCGCTTCGGCGGATTTCAGGTCAGGAAACTGTTTCCACTCCGGAACCTCAATGCCGTGGTCGACAAATAATTTCATACCCTCCGCTCGCTTAATCTCGAGGTCCGCGGAGGCTTTTGAAGGGCCAAAAACGTTGACTCCAGATTCTCTCAACATGTCCAGTTTGGCCATGTAGTCGTGATTACCGGAAGGAACCACGATATCGGCCCACTTGGCGGAAGATAGCCAGTTGGTGACCCTGTCGATTCCCTTGAATCCCTTGCCAGTGTCGGGATGGTTGTCCTTAGCCATGAAAAGGCGTACCTCATGCCCGGCTTTCTGACAGCGGATCGCGAATGGCAACATCTCTCCTACGCAATCCAGGTTCAAGAGCAGCACCTTCACCGACTGTCCAGATCGGCCACGGTGGAGGCCTTCTTAGGACCTGGCGCCAGTTTGTTCTGATACCACTCCGACAACAGCGCCTTGCGGGTCAAGGGTCGGGCCACCATCCCTCCTAGAGCAGCAGCCCCCGCTACCGGATGGGCTCCGGATACTCCAGCCCCGAAAGCCCCTGCGGCTCCTTCTAGAACCGTCACCGGCACTTTGTTCTTCACCTTGCTGGCATCGCGCATCGATTCCCCGAACTCATCGGCCGTGTCGGCAATGAGTTTTAGGTTTCCCGACAGCGGCACGCCCTTCTTCTGCATCTGAGCCAACTTCACCGCCGATACATCACCCGTATTGCCCATGAGGGATGCCTGAACGGTGTGGATTTTGGCCAGTTGCTGCCGCGAGTATCGCAGCGCATCTACCAGAGCTGGGTTTCCGGCAGCGGTGGCGTGACGTTCGATCTGATCCTCGATGGCGTCCGCGATCTGTTTCTGCGCATAGCCCAACTCGTTCTGGGCCGGCTGATTCGGCGCCTTGATGTTCTTGGTACTGGCGGCCCGCAGCCGGCGCACCTCGAGCACCGCGTCAGAGGCCTCGAAGCTCTCCTCATGCCGATACTGTTCGCGCAGACGTTCGATATCAGGAGAGCTCACCTTGGGGAAACTTTTCCCTGGCGTGCGACCGATCCCGTTGATCGCGTTTTTGTAGGCGTCATCGGTAGTAATCTCACCTAATTTTCCGACCTCCTTATAGATCTCGTTGTGCGGTTTCTTGGCTTCTGAAAGCGATCCGCGGGTGACACGGCCTCCCTCAGGAATTCCCACCTCCTGGCCCGCAAGCTTGTTTGTGACCGGCTGGTTGCGTAACGATGCCTCGATTGAGAGCCTGGGAGATCCGGTGACACCCTCAGCCACCTTGCCGACCTTGCCGCCAGCCTCGGAAGGCTTCAGTACGTAACCGGCCGCACGGGCTTTGTGGACCGCCTCTTCAGCGATAGTGCCCGGGACCTTGGCGAGGGTCTCGGCTTTGGTCTCCAGAGCCTTCTTTCCGCCGGCAACGTCCAGAGCCGCCCGCGCGCTCTGTGCTAAAATCGGGTGTCCCGCTTCGTCCAGCTTCTTCGGCACATAGCCGACTACCTTGGCAATCGGTTCTGTCAACGCGCCAATGTACTCTTGACCCGCCTTACCCGCCTCTGTCGCCGGCTCCGTGGTAATGGCCTTGCGAACGCTCTCCCCTTTTTTCGGGTCCTGCGTGAACACCGAAGTAGCCGCGCCCGCGATGTCGCCGGCGACGCCAGTGAAGGCCGATTCGGCGATCTCACCCGCCGCGACCGCCGTGCGCCCGACTCCGGCCAGCCCCGTGCCGGCCTTTTGCTCAAATACATCTCCGGTTCGTTTGACCTTCTCGCCGTAGGTCTCTTCCGACTTGGCATCTGGTGTGGCCGCTGCGTACTTTTTCCAGGGACCCTGATCGGATGGGCGCTGTTGGTATTGATTCCACGGTCCGTCAGCCACCGGTCTTCTCCCAGGAAGACGGACTCGCCGGATCTCCGCCCTTGTACCGATAGCCCTGCTCAACCGTGCCTACCGAAGGGCCGGGAGGAGTTGCGGTCTTGCGGTGAGTCACGTCGTCGAGACTCGACTCCACGCCCGTCTTAGACGCCGAAATACCCTGCTGTACCACCTGCTTGATGCTCTTGAACTGCGCGGGCGTGATGAGGTCCGGAATGACCTTCTCAGACTCGTGGCGGGCCGCATCCGTGACCTGGCCGCCCTTGGACAGGACCACCGCGTACTCAGCGCGTAGCTCGGCTACGGCCGCCCGGTAGCGGGTCAGGTCGGGGTCGCTCTCCTGGTCCTTACTCCAGCTTTCGAACTTACCGGCGGCTTTCAGCTTGGGCAAGTTGACCGAATTGACGGCGCTCTCGGCCTGATCGAGGAACCCACCGGGCTTGGTGATCGACTGCTCCACCGGAAGGATCGCCGCTTCCCGTCGACCCAGTACCGTCGCTTCGGTCTTGGTCGCGCCTGTACTTGCGCGCTGACCGATGACCTCATCAGCGGTCTTGCCCTGCGCTGCCCAATCCTCGATGACTTTGTTTCGCTCCTCGATTCCCTTGTTGGAGATTCGGGACAGAAAGCTCTGGTCGCGCGCCACGAGCTCGTCGTAGAGCTTGCGCGCCGGCGGGCTCAGATCCGCTGCGGGCGCGTTCTTCTTCTCGGTGTTCGCTTCGCTCGCTACATCGTGTCGTGTGCGCTCCGCAAGCGTGCCCTCACGAGTGGTAATCTCGCTCTTGACGTTCAGCGCGTCCAACTGGGCTTTCACCTGCTCCCGGTGAGCCTTGCTGTCATTCTCGATCGACTGCAGCTGGTCGTATGTAATGGTTGGCGAGCTGGATGCTTTCTGCAGCGCGGCCTTCTTGAATTGCGGCAGCAGAACATCATCGGGGGCTTCCTTGATGTTCTTGATGACCGTGGGTACCTGGGAGGTGATGTAGGCGTTAATCTCCGTGTCCGTATATCGCGGCCTCGCCCCGCCTTTCCCGTCAGGCACCATCTGCGTGCGCATGGCGGTCGCGCGCTGGTAGATCGGATCAAACTGGGAGGCCCCGAAATCCATCGCTGCCTGAGAGGCCTGGAGTGTTTTGATCTGATTGTCCAGCGCGCCCGAAGTCAGGTCCTGATGGCCTCGCAGCACCTTCATGGCCTGATCCGGCAGCCCCTTCTGAGTGAGCTCGGAGGCGATCTTGCTCGAGCCCTCGGACGTACTTAGGTCCCCTTTGGACACAACAGAACGCACAGTCTGTTCGTCATCCTCAGAACGTTTGGCCTGGCGCAGCTTGTATTGATTGAGGACGTTGGCATCCATCAGGTCTTTCAGTTGGAAGCCTTTGCCGATCGCAGCGCCAAGATCCGGCTGCTCGCCAATCTGGGAAATCACTGATGGATCAAAAGCCATACATCACCCTCCCACCGGTGCAACAGGCCAATTGGCGATGTCTCCGGCCGTATCGCCCGCTAGGGTGTTCGCCTGAGTGGCATACCCTCCAGAATTGTACGAGTTGTAGCCATTGAGGTTATTGAGAGTATTGAGGGTGGCGTAGTTGCTCGCAGCTCCCGAGGCGCTCTTGGCGATCCCAGCGGCCTCGTTGGCATCGATGCCCGCGATAGACTGCCCTGCTCCTGTAATCGTACTGCCTACATTCGATCCGGTCTGCAGAATGCCCGCGCCTGTGTTGGCGGCGGCATTCTGGCCGATCGTGACCGCATTCTGCGCGTTACCCACCGCCTGCTGGTAGGTGTTGTCCGCCAAGCCGGTCGAGAAAGTGTCGAGCGCCTCTAGCGTGTTGCCTGAGACCGCCCCCGGATTGGTTAGGGTGGCCGCGTTGGTGGCGGCATCCAGGCCCTGAGTTTTAGAAAACTGATACCCAGGAGTTGCCGCAAGGGATGCCTCGATCCCAGCGGTACCCTGCGGTCCCAATCCCAGAAGATTCTGGTATTGCGCGATGGCCCCCGCAGTCCCGGGCTGACCTGCGGTCCCCGGGGAACCCGTACCGATGGCCGCATAAGGCGCGTTCAGCGCGGCCTGCTGCTGTTGAGCGGTCTGTTGGGCGTTAATCGATTCGTTGGTGGAATTTTTGATGGCGTTAGAAGACTGGTTCGAGGCGTAAACCGTCGCCCCCGCACCAACCACAGCCGCGCCAATAACCGCGGTGGCTACGAAGGACATGGCAGTTCCTCATATAAGTCAGTCGTCAACGCGGCCTGAATGGCTTCCGGATCGGTCAGAAGGGTACCTAGGATGGTCGTCCAGATAGTGTCCTCATGCGCGTACGCTGCACGCTTAACCCCAGCTGGCGAAACCAGCGTCTGCCCGCCCAAAATCCGACGGTAACCCTCATCGGTGGCCACACTGATATCGCCTTTCAGACAGATGTTGATCTGCGATTGTCTGTGGATGAGGCCAGTGAGAACGACTCCCTGGGGAATGAAAATCTCCCGTGCGTACACTCCTTGCGCAAAGTAGTGTTTCACTGGAATCTGGACCTGCGGCAAGGACTTCATGCGCGCCTCGAGGGCCAGGATTTGGTTGCGCACCACAATGTCACTCATACCGGTGTACCCGCGCCGTTCACCCAGACCACAGAGGGGCTAACGGTCTTCACCGTGACCTTATAGCCGAGGGTAGTGTCGAAATAGTCGCGGCCGATGAAGAGTCCGAGAGTCGGCCGGGCCGAAGTGGCCCCCGACTGCCCGAGACCCTGTCCCCAGGTATAAACAGAATTCAGCCAGCCCAACCACACCGGAGTGAGATTGCCGTTTTTATCGGTCACCGGGACGTTGCTGGGAAGCGGGGCAAGTCCGGGTACGGTAGAATTTACGCTCATCCCAACTTATCCGGAATCTGCCGTTCTGACAGTTTGATGGCCCCTTCGGTGATGACGAACTTCACCGGATCACTCATCGTGATCGAGAACACGTAATCGCGAGCCGAACCGAACCGCCTCCAGATAACCCGCCACAGGTAGACACCCACGCCTCCGAGTTTCGCCCACCTCTCGGCGGACCATGTGCGGCCGTTGTCCTTGGAGGACTTGAGCATAATCTGCGGGTTCGAGCCTTGACCTGTCTGTAATCCCACGCCCGTTTCCATGTCGAGGTATAGGAGGGAGATACGAACACGGTTGAATTGCGATAGGACGTGACGCGTGATGACCTGGCGGATAATCGTCTGACCATTATCCGTATAGACGTTAGGATTCATCTGATAGATTTGGTTCACCGCATAGTCACTGACGAAGTTCTGCCCTGCTGCCCACGCAGACAGATTGCCCCAGTGTCTACTTGGAGCGGTGGAAGTGCCGGTCTGAACCTCGCTCCAGATACCTGTTGAACAGTCGTACAGGAAAGACCGACCTCCCGTTGGGAAGGTGATCTGATACATCGGGTGCTTGCCCACCTGATAGGTCAGTGAGACCGCATCAGAAAACACCGTGAATCCATTGATGATGTATTCAAGGTCTGAAGTAGATATCACCGTTACGCTATAGTAGTTTGCATTCACTACCTGGGCGGTACCGTTGGTATTGACCGCCAGGAATATCAAGCCCTGGTTAATGTGCTGGCGAGAGAAGATCGCGCCCAATCCCCATTGATTGAAGGCCGACAGCACCGGCTGAAAAGGTTGAGGAGAGACGCCAGCGTTTTGCCAGTACTCCATGGCTTGACCCATGAAGATGATGAGATTTCCCGAGAGATTGTCCACCGCGAGAATCGTGTCGCCGGTAGAGGATGCCGAAGCCGTCGCGAGCGCATTCCAGGTCGATCCATCAAACGCATTAGAGACCCAGAACGCCTGCGTCCCGGGCTGTTCGGCCACAAAAAATCCCGACACGTACGTGACCGTCTTAGCCCCGATTGACGGCCACGTGCTCCCCGAAGTCAGGGTAACAAAGGCGTTGGTGACTATGTTGAAGACGTAGCCGGTAGTCCCATCGGCAATCACCACCTGGGTAGGGCTGACCGCCATGGAGCACAGGCCTGAGAACGTGCCCAACGTGCCGGAGTTGAGCGTGACACCGTTGCTGGCGTTGCATTGTAGAAACTGGCTGTATAGACACGCGTACAGATAGTTGGTATCCCCTTCCATGGAACGAACCGGCAGTCCGGAGATCGATCCCACTGTGAACACAGGACTCAACCCCGGCGTCCCGAGTATTGCAATCTTGGTCTTGTCCCCGTCTTCTCGGTTCTCCAGATAGCAGTTCAAACGGCGTTGTGCCGTGATAACGGCCGACTTACCCGCGATACTGTTACCCCAGAGTGGAACGATTTTCATGGGTCGTACGGTGATCCGGCCTGGACCTGGAAGTAGAACGACGTGGTCTCTGTGTTGGACTGTTGCGCCATCAAAAGCGCCGCCGCGGCGTTCTGGATCATATCCTCAGTGACTTGTGCATCGAACATAGCGGCTATATCGAGCGTCAGACCCCATACCAGAGCGCGGTACCACTCGTGCGGATACTCAGGGTTATCGCCAGGGTTATTGAGGTCCTGCACCGGGCGATACCAAGTAGCGCTGATCTTCTTGGTCACATCTTGCGCGCCCCCGCAGTCAATGAAGAGTTGGCCACAGCCTGGGGTCTGTTGAGGTCCCAAACCGATCTGCGGCTCATAGAGGTACGCGGTAGGATCGGCCTGAAACGTGGGCATCTGCTTGGTCGGCAAGGCGTCATAGTCTTCTCGAGTGAGCGGATTCAACTGCGTGTCGTTGTTGTATATATCACGCAATACGGCGGTAACGAAATCCTCAGGCCTCTGCCCCTTGGTGGTGAAGTTGAATACCTGTGCGCTCGCGGCCACGGCTCCAGGTAACGCCGAAGCCAGCGTTACCGTGGATCCAGTTGGAGCGCCATTAACAGTGGTCCAAAATAGATCTGTTGCGCCCGCGCTTTGTCCTGTGGGTGTCGTATAAGCTACCCCGATGAAGTCCGACGCGTTGATGTTCGTAATCGATGACACCTGAATGGTCGTGCCCCCGGCATTAGCGGCTGCAGTAGTGGTGGTGGCGTTAGAGCACTGCCCGGCAACACCTCCAGTCACCCCCACCGCCCAGTTATCACCGCTGGGTCCCAGTTGGTATTGGAACTTCGTGTAACCGAGGAACAAATCACCCTGCTGGCGAGTCCATATTTTTAGACCCGGCGCAAAGTCCTTCTTGGCCATCCACTGCTTGACCAGCATGTTCAGTTTGAACTGCACATCGGCAAACTCTTGCGCTGTAGGCACCTCCGATTCTCCGATCGCGCCGACGTTCAGCATGGAATGCCGAACCAAATCGGTGAGGGTGACCGTGAAGGAGTACGTGCCCGAAGTGGTCACGCGGCGCGCTCCAGGCATTTCTTGAGGACGTGCCAGGTGACGCGATAGACCTCATCGAACGTGAGGTCCTCCTGACACTGCGCCACACCGCTCTCGGTACGCTTGCAGGTCTGCCAGCCGTAATGCATCTGGTGACATGCAGGAGCCTCGTTGTTTCCACGTCCCGGACATACCGTGTCGTGGCTGGCTAGCGGGTACACGTTCGTCCAGTCGCGGGTAAGATTTTCATGGGTGGAATGGGACAGCAGCACGATCTTGGGGTAGTCATACTGACTCGCCGCATTCATGAGTCCGGTTTCGGGACCTAAGGCCATCTGCACCTCGCCCATAAAAGTCATGGACTGTCGGATCGACCACTCCCCCGAGGTCCTGTGGACGCGCGGCTCCTTCTCCCATCCCTGTTCGAGTAGCTTGCAGGCTTCCCCTCCCATCAATGCGACATGCACACCGGGGAAATCCACCATGATCGCTGCAATCACGCGGTCCAGGTGAGGCCAAGTCTTGTGGCAGGAGGATCCGGCCAGCGGCCAGGCAATGCAGAATTCCCCCATCTTCGCGCGCTGCTTGCGCGCCCAGGTCTTCTCCTCATCCGTAGGGTAGAAGCGCACCTGATGTTTGTGAGGAATACCGGCAATGCGGTGCTGCGCCTCCAGATAATTCACGTTCATCATCTGGTGCCGCAGCGCGGGTGGCCAGGAGTGCATGGTGCGCCCGGGGATGGCCAGGAAAGAGGCCTCTACGGACTCGGACAGGTTGACCCACTTGTCGTACTTGCCCTTGTGATACTCCCAGTACTCACCCAGCAGGTGATTGGGCACCTGATCCTTATCCTGGTAGTAGAAAGCATCGATGTTGGGATCGTGCCGGATTACCTCATTCCCGGGCGCAGAGGTATAAACCGTGATGTCATAACCCTGAGCCTTCAATCCGGCGAACACGGACGAGGCTTGCAGAAGGTCACCGAAAGCGCCGTATCGCACGACTGCGCAGGTCTTCTTTGCTCTCTCGCGCTTTTTCCAACTCTCGTGCTGGCCGGAGTTGCATTTCTGGAACACGAACAGCAATGAGTACTCGCGCTCTTGGTTGCGCTTCTGAAAGTCGACCAGATCCCAGCCCCCCGCTCCGCGCATGTACTGGATCACGCGCTCGTAGTTCACGTTCCATTTGTGATCGGGATTGGCCCCCTCTTCCCCCACCTTCGGGTACTCGGCCTCGTCGGGCAGGTACAGGGTCAGGTAGCCTTTGGGCTTGATTAAGCGCATCCACTCCTTCAAAGCCCCTGTCACTCGCTCCGGCTCGATGTGCTCGAGGAGGTGGGACGAGAACACGAAGTCCATCGATCCGGTAGCGATCAGGTCCAGCCTCTCCGCCGAGTCCACCCAGATGTCGGGATTGATGGGGTGCCCGAAAAGCGCTTGGTCTTTCTTGTTGTCAATCGCGATGAAGTGCGGATAGAGCTTTTGGATACCCGATCCGAGCTCCAGCCCTCTACCCCGGGTGTATTGGACGATCTCCCACTTGATCTTGCTGCCTTCGTTGCACTGCGGATCGTTGATGTTCCAGGTCATGACACCTCCGGGCGAAGGGCATGAGTGTAACCCTTACGTTGCCGCTGAAGCAGCCTGAGCGGCCTTCTTCTTCGCCCATATCTCCTTCATCTTCGCCGATCGTGCTGCCTTCGCGATATCGTCCTGAGAAGGTACCGACGGGGCCTGGGGCTCAACAATGGGCGCCGTGATGAGCTCCTTATCGTGGCCGAACTGGCGCCCATCCTGCTCATAGGCGATCTGGGGGTGACCGTAGGTGGTGCCGTAGGGGCGGTCTTCTTGCAGTCTCATGGCTACATCTCACACGTAGGGGTTGTCGATCGGGCGGCAGAAGGCGCCCATAGCCTGCAGCGCAAAGCTCCCCGCGGCGGCTGAGCCACCGGTTATGAACAGCTGACCGATGGATGGCGCGCGATCAAAGTAGATGGGACCGCTGGCGTACCAAAGTTGAGCCCCAACAGCCAGTTGATAACCGATACCGTCGCCGCCTGAGCTCTGCATGTACACGTTGCCGGGACCCAGGTTGTAATTTCCGTAAATCGCCCCCAGCCCTGCGGTAGCAGACGCCCCTCCCACTGCGCCTTCGATGTACGCGCGCCATCCGATCTGGTACCAGCCTGGGGTAATTGCCGGATTGAACGGGCCTTTGAAGGTGAATCCCTGCGAGCCGGCGCTAGCGGTCAACTGAATGCGCTGTGCGAAAGCGTAATTCTGACTGTTCGTATTGCCCACTTGGGTAGGGGTGTATCCGCCAGTGCCCACGCACAGGGTTGGTGTACCGGTGGCGGTGAGTGTCCAGCCCGTGGCGGCAGTACCTGAGGCGCCGGTACCTGTAACAGTACCACTGGTGCCGGACATGCCGCCATTTTGCTGCAGGTTGAGGTATGGATTACCCACCTGAGCGAAGTTGACCGAGTCGTCCAGAATCGAGATCAACTCGTTCTCGATAGAGGGATAGCCGACCGCTGCATTCGTAAGCTGTGGCTCGTTGCCCGCCATAGTGTAGTAGGCGTTGACGGTGGGATGAACATCCGCGGAATACACGAATGTCCCGACGCTATTGCTCGCAGCATAGCTATCGCTCGCCGCGCTCACGCTCCCGACCAACATCTCTTTCAGGGCATCGTATACAAAGACACGATTGTTCTTCTTGCAGTATTCCAGCACGATCTTTCGCACTATCACCATGTACTGGTTGTTTGCCTGATACCCGCCGCCTGTGGTGATACGGATCGGGTTACCCGTTTGGATAATGACCACGACCCCTGCTGACAGGAGCTGCTGTATGCAGCTGATGTAGTTGTTGGCGGCTGCAACAGCGCCTGCAATGGTCGGGAAGGTCTGCGCGTCGTTGATGGCATCGACAGCCAGGTAGGCAATATCGAACGGAGGTCCCTGTAGTATTCGCGGAATTTTGGCAAGCGTATTGGCGCTCAACTCCCCCACGGCCCCATAGTTCAATGTGACCAGAAACTGCTGTCGGGCATACGCGTTCAGGACCGTGAACAAACCTGAGTCGAGGTTGCTCATGTGCGAGTTGACAGCCCAGAAACCGCTCGCGTAGCTCGAGTAGTCCGAAGGCGCTGCGTACGAGGCGAACGTGACGATATTGGTCCAAGTCGAGGCGTTACTTCCCGACAAGCACAAGAACGCTCGACCGTTGTCGGGGTGGGAGAGGCCTGAATCCGCGACGTTGTTCAGTGTGAAATAGTTGCCGACCATGATGGCAACGTTGCCGCTAAACGTCAGCGTGCCGACCCCTCCTGACACGACGAACGATCCGACCGAAGTGGGTAGGTTGTTTAGCGTGGAGGCGCGAGAAACAATCGAATCTCCAAGTAGGGCAACTCGATTCTTCCTCACGCCGGGGGACGCGTATTGCAAGCCTGAGGTGGGGTCGACCAAAACCGCGGCTATCGGCGCCTGCAGGTTTCCGCTCACCAGACTCATGACTGCGCGAGAAACCCGTACTGTTGCCCCGTATAGGGATTCACCAAGACGAATGACACGGGGGTAGGAAGGCACGGAAACGCTTTGATCGCCGGCGACACTGGCGAACCCAGACCATAGGGTTGACCAGCATTGGTGGGGCTCACCAGCACCAGCGAGACCGGAGAGGACGGATTGACGACAGTAATCACATCCGGTCCAGCATGTTGTTGCGCTCGACGAAACCCTCGACCCCGTCGACTTTCACGCTGTCATAGAAAGCGTCGTTGTGCTCACGCGTATACATGTCGTCCGTGGAGAGTAGATTCTTGCGGTCGAATCCCTGGCGTACCGATCGAGCTGTCACGTCTACCGTCACCTGATCGCCGGTGCCCATGTTGTTGGACGAGTAGGTCATCTGCCGGGAATCAATCGTCTCCTGGTCATCGATGTCCATGCCCGGCGGCAAAGAGTTGTACATGACCGCATTGTCCATGCATCGGCTGGACGGATCCCCGCCAGCGCGTCCCTCACGGCCTGGCGTGCCTTTCTTGACCCGCGCGGACTTGTCCGACTTCCATCCGGAGTCCGAGTCGTCGTTGCGATTCTGAGGGTTTCGGACCTCGAACTTTTCCTGGACGATGCGCGACACGATCAGCTCCAGCCGTCACCCGGATACGACAGGCCCCCGCTCCAGGTTTTCAGGGCCTGATTGCGAGAGTCGATGTTCTCCTGGTCATCGATGTCCATGCCGGGCGGAAGTGAGTTGTAGTTGGCGGTAATACCGTGATCCAGCCCCTTCTTCACCAAGTAGCCGTTGTCCTTGATGCCGGACTTATCCAGCGATTCGCCGCCACTGTCGGGTAGCACGTTCACGTCCGCGTATTTGTCGCCCTTCATCTCGTGGCGCTTCTGCGCCCGGGCGTTCGCGGACTTCTCAATGTCTCCCATGCTGGGGCTGTTGCCGCCGGACTTCTTGGTCGAGAGGCCATCGCGCGCGGTCTGGCCGGTTTCATACATCTTAGCCATGGAATCTCCTACGCCGGCACCGAGGCCAGGTTGGCAAGCTGGTAATCGATCACGGGCACCAGAACAGCCGTCGCATCGGTTCCTAAAGTGAGGGTGACCTCTGATCCGGCCGGTACGTAATACCCGCCGAACCCTCCCGTTCCCGTTGTTGTGTTGAGCGCGAACTGCACGAACCCGCCTGCAATGCCGGTGCCGGTCGAGGTCGACAGCTGCAGTCCGCCCATCGCATACGGACCCCAGGTGGTAGTAGCCAAACCGATCGCCGTACCGGTGGCGTTCGTATTGGTGATGATCGTCAGCTGGAGAGACTGCGCCGAGATCGTGCTCGAGAATGTGCTGGTTCCTGCCGTGTCGACGAACACCGAGCACGAGAACAGGAGCATATTCGCGTAGGCTACGAACTTGGCGGTCGCAGCGTTACCGGTCACCTTACCGAACTGCACGCTCTGTCGGACGGTGTAGCTTGGATGATCCCAGACCGGAAAGGTCTTCTGGGCCGAGATGATGGGGGTCGCCATGATTTACGCCAAGAGGACGCCGGTGGGCGCTCCGATCTGGTACTCGAGCACGTGCGAGGCGGTGCCCGTCGCATCGGTACCGGCGACCACATAGAACTGATCGCCCGGGTTCATGTAGAGCCCGCCGACGCCTGCGGCATTACCCCCGGGGTAGCCCGAGGTGTAGGTCAATGTGCCCCACGGCATGGTGGTGTTGGTACCGCCCAGCGTGTTCAGAGCGTACTTGGAATACCCACCCGTGCCCCCGATACCCGGCACGTTCACGTTGGTGCCGATATTACCGGTGCCGGCCACATAAAAAGGCCCAGTGGAAGCGCCGCCGACCGTGGTGGTCGCCAGTGAGATGGCGGTTCCGGTCGTGTTGGTGTTCGTGATGAACACCGCGTACGCGGATTGCGAGGATGTCGTGGAGGTGCCATTGACGGTATAGGTTGACGTGCCGACCACGGTCGGGAAGAAGGTCACGCCGAATACAGTCAGGCCCGTGAAGGCGGTGAACTTAGACGTTGACACGCCGCCAGACCCAGTGATGGTACCGAGCGACACACTCTGACGCGTCACGTAGGACGGATCGTCGTAGGCCAGCGTGCGGGTGACGGTGTTCAGATTGCCCTGGTTCTGTGTGGTCATGTCAG